ATATAAAATTATACCAATTTTTATAGTTAATACATAAAATAGTTAAGCCTCCCATAGGAGGCTTAACCGTCAATATTTAATTTTTAAATTAGTTTGATCCCCAAACTCTGTCAATAACAACACCATATTCTGCACCTGCATATGAATCATCAGGCAAGCATCGGAATGTTACTGGGAAAACTGTTGCTGAGTCACGTTTAAGTGCATGTGCAGTGGTGTCAATGCTGACAACACGGCGAGCAATATAAACACGCTCCTTCTCACGAAGATTAGATGTATTTCCTGTAATTACAGAACCAGCTGATGTTACGGAACGACCTTGCTGGAAAGGAGCATTTCCTACCGCAGCAAAAGATCTTTCAACTGGAGCATCACCCAAAGCACCTGCAGCCATATTCAAAGTAGCACCTTGCTCACCAGAAACTGGAGTGGTTTGAGCCAATGTTGTTGTTGTACTTCCGTCAGCGCTATAATAGGTGTCCATTTGACCCCATGAAAGCTGAAGATTTTCTAAAGTTCCTTCTGTAAGTTCTGTAGTAAGAACAACTCTTAAGGATTGCTTGAATAAACGAGCAGCATCAAGAAGTTGATCAACCATAACCTCACCATAATTTGGTTCATAGGAAATGTTAAGACCGTTATTGGTATAACCTACCTCTCTCCAATCATTGCTTGCAGAGAGCTTCTCTCTAGCGCCATCGCCTGTTGCTCCTCCAAAAAGAGTGTTAAGACTTGCGGATGACGTAGAAGGACGTGATGAGCCAGATCCGTTACTAATAAAAAGATCAGCTGCACCAACAAGAATATTTTTTACGCTTGTAGCCATATATTAATTTTTCACCTACCTTTACATTAATAAAGTTGGCAAATTTACTTCCTCAAGATTAATGTTACCATTAAAATCAAATAAAACAAAGATTTATTCAAATTTGCCAGTAAATAGATTGATATTTCTACTATATCCATACATTATGGATACCTCTCCAACCATGAATCCACCTTCGTGGTCAAATGCTTGTGTTGGAGTAGCATTTTCAATCATAAAATAATGATAATTAAAATTACTACTTAATTCTTTATATAAGTTCATATCTGTTGCAGATTTATCAAATCTTCTAAATAAATCAATTAATAAATTAATGATGGAATGTATTTGAAGAGCATCTGTTGATACTATATTAAGAATAAGTATTTCTTCTGAAATCCACCAATTTTGTTGATATGGTCTTACGGATAAATCATAAGTAATGTATGGTTTGCCAGGAAGAAGATTTGTAAATTCTGGAATTTGTTGAGTTGGAATAATTGGAACTAACGGATCAATAAATCCATTTGCATAATAGTCTTGTTCGTCAAAAAGGCCAGCATCGGTTAATTCATTCCAAATTAAATTTCTAATTTCAAATAAAGCAGTTTTATTATAATCAACCATTAAATTATTACCAGCCCTTCTGAATATCTTTCAGTAATATTAGCAATTGTTTGTCTTGCTTGAACAGGACCTTCTCCCGTTCTATTTAAACAAGAAGTAACTTCTTGTTGTATTTTTTGAAAAATTCCTGATGCATCTAGTACTGCATTAAAATTCTTTCTATACCATTCTAGCGCAAATTCTCTAAAAGCATTCTTTACCATGCGTCCACCTGGATTTAAAATTCTTATAACTTGACCTTCTGGTACAAATCTAATTCCTTGACTTCCTAAAAAAGCAATCGTTCTTTTTGTTTGAAATGTAATAGATTGTCCATTTTCCATTACTTCAGCTTTATTTCTAAAAATATGTTTTGCCATTACTGATTTTCCAGTTCTTCCTGGGCTTTGAAGTTCTTTAGGAATAGGAACTGGTTTTCTAGATCTTTTCAATTCAGTAGAAATAATTAAAGATCCGTTAGAAATTTGTGCTCTTCTAATGAAAAACAATCTACCTGTTGAGGATCCAATTTGATTCCATTCATAAATATGATGATATTTTTTTGGATTAATTTGTGCTCTTTTATCTAATGCTGCTACAAATCTTTTTCCTGTAATTGTAAAAGATGCTTTTGCAAGACCTTCTAAAGTTCTTGGTTTTGTAAGTTCTTTAATTCCAAAAAATTTATTATTTATTTCTGTCATTACTTGATTGACAGACGATTGATCAATTTTGAATCGTATCATTGTTCTGAACTGGAACCCTTTGCACAATTGATTCGTAATAACTTATTTTTCCAAATGGATCTAGAACAGCATGGGAAGAAAATACTTCAAAAAATGTATCAGGTTCATCAAATTTATCAATTTCAAAATAAACTTTTTGATTATTACTTGATCTTATATTTCCAATTCTCCATCGTCTACTTAAAGGTTTTAATGTTTTAACTTTAAGTTGTAGTCTTTCTTGATATCCAGGTTGTCCTGTTTCAAAAGATTTGTTTCCACCCCTAGAATATGATCCAGGAGAACTTAGTGGTTCAATTTTACAAGTAATTGTTTCATTATAAATCCATTCACGATTAACAAAACCAGTATTTGGATCTTGAGTATTTTGTTGAATATAAATGTCAGATTTTATATTCATAACTGATGCAACAAAAGATATTGCTGATGTAGCCATTAAATCACCACAATACGAATATTTCGATATAGATCAAGAATATTATCTACTGCAACATTTCCTGTGCCATTAAATGCTCCTCCAGCCATGCTGAAAGATATCTCGCTAAGATTAATCTTGTTAAGATATTTGTTTCTCCAATTATAATCATTGGTTAAAATATCTCCTACAAGCATCATTGATGCAAGTTTAATATCTTCTGGAACATACTTGTATCCAATTTTTCCTTGAAATTTATATCGAGAGTTATTTCTAAATCTTCCGTAATAAAGAACTGCAGGATCTACTTGATTATCATATCTAACATCCCAGCCAGGATTAATCAGTCTTACAGCTTTATTTGTTTGAGTTAATTCTAATTTAAAACCAAACGTGTTGTAATAAGGGTCAACAGTATTGTCAACAATAAGAATATCGTTTTCCCATACCTTATCAATATTTTGCATAACTTCAAGCAATTCAATTACATCTGATCCACGACCAAATTCTTCTTGAACTCCATATCTTAATCCAAAATCTTGATTAGTATAACCAATGATAATTGTTCTAGCGATTTTTTCTGCTTTAATAATTTCACGAGCATCAACATAGTTTAAATCTTGAGGCGTTGCTGCCCATCCATGATAATCATAAATATCATCAGCACTTGCATATGGGGTTTCTACCTTATAATAATCAATATGTGTAGTGTCATATCCATCAAGAACATATGACCAAGTAACTTTTAATACTCGATTTAAAGATGTTTCTGTTTCTGGATCTGCAATAAGATAATAATTGCCTGTTGGATTACCGCTTCCGTCAAGTTTTGGAATGGATGTGCCACTGGATAATTCATCTTCAGTATCAGCGTCAATTATAACAAATGTTGGAGTATTATCAGCTGGAACTAACCTGCCGTCTTTAAAGACTCCTAATACAATTTGTTCTCTTGCTTCACGAACAAGCGTTTGCAATTATTACCCCTCCGATTAAGAGTAGAACTCTTGTGCTTCCCTTGGAGTTGCCAGTCTAAAACCTGCTTGAGTATCAAAAATTCTTTGTGCATCATCTTCAGACATTGCAACAAAGGGATGCTGTGCGGTAAAAGTATAACCCATAGCTTGATATGAATGATTCATTCTATCCATTTTAACTAATACAGTGTTTTGTGGCTTCAAGATTTCCTTCTCTTTCTTTTTATCAATTTTTACTTCTACTGTTTCAGCTCCTGCAAATTTAGCATAAGCTTCGTATGTAACGCCTTCTTCTGAAAGCGCTGCAATTAATTCTTTTTTTGTTTTGACATTTTCAACATCAACACCAAAAGACTCTGCGAGCCCCTTAAGTTCACTGATTTTCATTGTGTCAAAGGACATATGACTTCCTCTCTTGTCTATTAAATTATACCAGAAAAGAGATAAGGAGGGGACTTAATCCCCTCCTTACCTGACATATACTAAATATTAGTATGTATATGTTGAGTTACCACCAGTCACATGTGCGCCATGTGTTGTAGAACCAAGTTCTCCACCAGCAGTACCAGCAACTTTAACGTTCTTAACGATAACATGTGCGTCATAATTTTCAACTGCACAGCCAACACGGATAAAGAGAGTATACTCAATTGTATCCTTCTTTGGCTGGAACAGACGATAAACAACAACGTCACGCTTGATACCGATGATGAAGTTTTGTGGGAATGTCAAGTGAACATCACCATGAAGACCGCTAGCGCCAGAATAATCTCCAGCACGAGTCTCATCCATCAAAGGAACGTTGATAACGGGAATACCGAATGCAAACGGAGTTGTAGTACCTGGACCACCATCGTT